TTAGGTCCAGCAATTGAATCTGCTTATAGAGAAGAAGCTGTTCTTAATAATGCAGCAGGTTTAAATGCCGCAGCACAGACAGCAACAATTAAAAGTATAGATCCCAGGAGTGGAGATGAGATTGAAATCCCTGTTCATACACTTAGCCCTAATGATCAGAGATATATAGATTGGGCTAATAATTTTGTCTTTAATGGTAACACACGAAAACTTAGTAGTTTTGAATATAAAAATGTTAAAGGTCAATTAGCTCAATATTTAGCAAATGATAGAGCAGCTCAAGCCAAACGCTTTAATAAGCATCAAAATAATGAATATGTAAATAATTTCAATTATGAGACTAATAAGATAGGAGAAGATTTAAGAGATGGATTTATTACAAAAGAACAAGCTATATTTAAATTGGAAGCTTTATTGGAAAGAGGAAGGATAGGTCTTGTCTCTGAATCAACCAGAAAAGAATTACAGGAAAATCTGGTGGAAAATGTAATAGTTGCATATATGAAAAATAATAAGACTGGAAATATTAATGACTTATCAGAGATGTTTAGATCAGTAATGAGTGGTCCTGTTGAAAGTCGTGTGATTTCTAAAGAGGATAAGATTACAATTACAACTCAAGCACAAGCTGATAAGTATGGTGCTGAAATTGGAGATGTTATTATTGACATATATGCAGTTAGAAATGATAAGCAGTTATGGATTAATCAGTTCCCTGCAGGATATTTAGAAGCTAGAATTTCAGATGCAAATACTAAATTATCATTAAATGATGAAGCTAGTCAAAAAACTATTGATGGAGTAGAAGAAACGAATTCTATTGCGGTATTTAAAAAAGAAGTTTTTCCTCTTTTAGCTGGAGATATAAATAATATTCCTGTAGCACTTGTAAAATTAAATGAGGCTAGAGATCAAGCCATTGAACTTGCTGATGGAGATGCTGCAAAGATAGATGCGATTAATAAAGCATATGATAAACGTGAGAATACTTTGTATGGAATATTTAGTGTTGATTACAACCAGGATAAAGATGATTTAGATAAAGCCGCAAGGCTTGCAATGAGAGATTCAAGTAAGATTCCATTGTTTCACCGAAAACTTAATATTTTTGAAGAGAAATGGTCAGGATATAATAAGGCTGATAAATATTTAAACGAGAAGGCAAATAAATATCAAAGTCTATATTCAAAGTTACAAACATCACAACTTAAACCAATTCAAGGGGTTATATCATCAGCTAAAAAATACTATATTAATATTATAGGTAGAGAAGAAAGAGGAAAGTATAACACTTTAGATGAAGAGGCTCAGTGGGAGTTAATTGAAGCAAATATAATAGATGATTATGTCAGTGGAATAGATCTTAACTGGTCAGCAAAAGAATTAGATGAGTATAATAAAAAGTTTATTGGAAAATTTACAGCAGAGAATAAAAAAGAATTCATAAATAGATACATGCCAGATATCTTCCAGAAAGAAGAAGAACAGAAAACTAATATAAAGCCTAGTTATGAAGGAACAGTAACAGAAGCTTTAAATATATGGGAGCAACAAGCGATTAAAACTAGTGAACTTAATAACAGTGGATTATTAAATAATAATGGTAGAGATAGGATAAGAATTTTATATGAAAGTGATACACCTTTGTTAAGTGTTGAATCTTTAGATAGTGTTATTAAACAACTTAAAAGTAAAGGAACATTAGATAGACGACTTAAAGTTATTGTTAATAATTTGCCAGCGGATGCACAGGGAAAATTAGGAACTTTCCTTTTGCATGAATATAAGAAGCATGGAATTATTCCAAACGAAGCTCAGGAGAAAGAGATCTTAAGTTTAAATGGTAGAAAGATGGCACAGATAGAAAAGAGAGATAACACATTAAATGCTTTTGCTCCTTCATTCTTCCAACCTTCAGTCTTAGTTTCTTCTACTAATCTGTCTGGTCTCTTAGCTCCTCCTCCTGTAATAGCAAAGCCTGATCAAGATCCTTTAACTCAGCCAGATGCGTTAAAGAATCTAATTGGTGAGATGAATGGAGCTTATCAATTCCGTGGAGCAAGTAATCCTAATTATCGAAAAGGAGATTATAGAAGCAATAAGAAAGGTAATTGGTTCTTCGATTTTAGACCTGAGTTAATTGATGCGGCAGGTGAAAGGATACAAACACTTACTGAACAAGATCTAAACGCAATGACATTAGGTGCTTTATTAGAAGCTGGTACTACTGACTTGGAAAAATTTGAGGTAGGTGCGAATCTTTTAATTCGTTCAGTAGCAGCAAACAATGCTCCAATCGCAGAGATTTTAACTGCACCCAACCAATATGAAGCGATTTTCAATCCAATGGGGAGGGTGAAAGGACTAACTCCTTATACAGCAGAGGAGCTAAACGCCACTCCAAACTTTGTGAAACTAGGATTACTACTACAAGTTAGTCCTAAGAGAGCAAGGACTCTATACTATTTCCATAGGAATCAATTCGCATCTCAAATCAAATCCGAGGGTTAACTCATGTCGCTTGAGAAAGTAGTAACAGAAGGTGTTGAAAAAACAGAATGGGTAATGCCTGAAGGAGATTTCCCTGATGTCATTGAATCAGTAGGTCCAGAAGGTGAAGAGTCGGATGATCTTTATGGAAATATAGAAACAGTAAAGCCAGTAGAGGTAGAATCAAATAAATTAGATATTAAAAATCCAACTAATTATTTTCACGATTTTAAAGGCTTAAATTTTTACGAAGACAGAGGATTAACTACAGATCAAACATTCCTTCCAAATAATTTGAATGTTTGGGATATAGATTATGAAGGTGTATATACAGATGGAACAAAAGATCTCTCTAAGCAAGAGAAAACAACTAATCAAATAAGTGTTTGGATAGATGAAAATCCTGAATTAATACCAGTTATAGAAGAATTAGTAAAAGAAACCAGTGATGGAGGAGTAAACGTTACTATTGAAGAAATTAATGCTGCTATTAATAATCCAGAGATAGATCAAGATACTCGATTGAAATTACAAGCACTATTAATGGGGAGAAATCCTAATCAATTAGTTTTCCAAGATGATGCCTTTGGAAGTGCAAGAAGAACAGCACAATCAAGCTGGAATGCTACAACAGATTTTACGGGTACTATTCTTGGAAATATAAATAGAGCAATTTCTTTTCAAGGTGAAAGTGCAAGAAAGTTAACAGGTAACTATCCTGCTTACGCAGGTGATGGGAACGTTTTTGATGATGCCGCAATGGGGGCTAATCGTGATTTTAAATCTAATTATTTCGAACAATCAGGGATAAGTTCAAGAGCATGGATAACAGAAAATGGTGAGAAAGTTTATCTTAATCAAACTCAAGTTGGAAATCGACTTGGATTAAATGAAGTTGAAACAGCTAAGTGGTTTTTAAATAGGCGAGAATGGCCAACTTATTTAGAAGTCCCTAATAGAGATGGAGGGACTACAATTCTTGGTGCAGTTATCCCTGGAGTAATTCCTCAAAATGCACTAGGAGTAGGAAGTGTAGAAAAGGAAATAAGAGAAAAGGGTTTAGGTTTACAAGTTGAATATTACGATGATGGATCTTTTAAATCAGTTTTATATAATGGTCGTCAATATATAACAGAAGATCAGAAGACAGGGTTACTTAATTTCCAAGGTGGAGACATGGATAATGTCTGGGGATTAAGAGATCAAGATTTTAATGTCCCTCTTTTAGGAACTGATGCTGCATGGTATCAGCGATTTATAGAAGGTGGTGCTCCACAGATGGGGCCACAGTTAGTTCTTACTGCAATATCAATAATTGCATTGAAAAAGGCAGGTGGAGGGAAAATACCTGTGCACGGTCCGGGGTTAAGGACAGCAAACGTATTAAGATATAAAGCTGGAAAGAGTTTTGCTGGTGGTAATTTCGCAGCAGCAATTAGTCAATACGGTAAGGGAACTGCACTTAAAGGAGTTTCTGAATGGGCCATTCCTTCTATAGGAATTGAGCTTCTTTCTTATAACAGACAGAATGGAAATCTAAGTGATGCAATCGTTGCACAATGGCCCGCATTAGAAAGTCCATTTACAAAAATCTTTCAAAGTAATGAATTAGATTCTGCTGGTTGGGCACTATTTAAGAACGTTGGTGTTAATGAATTCTTTGGTGGTGCTACTGCTGGTACTGGATTTGAAATATTAGGTGATGTTTATAATCTTGGTAGGCGTGGATTGAGGAGTGGGATTCAATTTGATAAAAATTTAGCTTCACAAATAGGAACCGAATTCAATACTGCATTGGGTGAAAGCTATACGAAGTTATTTGGGAATGTATTCCATAGCGATACTCTTAGTTTTAAGTTAGACCTACTTAATAAAATAAAAGCAGGTTTTAGCCCTGATTTTGGAGCAGGAAAACTTGAGTGGCCTCAATACCCGAAGGGCAAGAGTGCAGCTACGGAAATGGCTCCAGGAGGCAGATGGTCTAGTTGGCTTAAGAAGAATCAACCAAAAGCAAAATGGCCTCAACCATATACAGAGCAGCAAAATATTGTTATAGATCCACAGTCGAAATTAGATTCACGTTTCTCTTTTGATACAGCAGATTTACTTCAATTTGAAATTAAAGATGAAAAGACTTTGAATAAAGCTATTAAAGAAGCAGAGTCAAAATTAGAAGTTGTTAATAAGAAAGTTGAATCGGCATTACAAGAACTGACAGAAACAATGTCGAGGATGAAAGATACAACTCAGCCAAAAGAGCAACAGGTTCTTCGTCAGATGGATATAGATGAAGCATTAATTAAGCCATTGCCTGAAGAAGTATCAGATGTTCCTCTTAATGAAATCAAAACAGCTCCTCAATATTTTCAAGTTAAACAATCTGGAGCTACGCAAGCCGAAGGAGTAAGTGGATCTCTTCAAGGGGCTAGAGGATTTGATACAGAGTTGGCAGGATTAGTAACTCTATGGCGTGATACAGATGGAACTATTGGTGACCCTGGAAGTATCTATGTAATAGATGGTCATAATAGATTAGACCTTGCCAGGAGATCTGGTAGAAAGAATATTCTCTCTCGTTTTATTAATGTTCCTACATGGCAGGAGGCTAGATCTAAAGCAGCATTAATTAATATTGCAGGGACTCAAAGTTTAAAAGGAAGTATTGAATCATTAGATGTTGCAAGGTTCCTACGTGATGAGAACTTTACTATTGATGATTTAGCCGCAAGAGGAATTAATTTGCAAAGTTCCTTAGTTGCTGAAGCTGTTCGACTTAATAGATTGCCAGATGATTTGTTTGCTCAAGTTGGTACTGGTGAATTAGCTGTATCTAAAGCATTGGCTTTAGGTTCGGCTGAAGGTGTGAGTCCAGAAGCGATACGAGAAATTTATAAGATTGCCAAGAAACAACGATGGTCTATTGCAAGGATTGAGCAAGCGATAGTAATGGCAAGGAATGCAACTGTTGGAGTTGAAGAAGGTGTATTCCCAGAGTTAAGTGCTTATTTCAAACAGTCAAATATCAAACAGTTATTAACAATTAGAACTGAGGTAGTAAAACAATTAAGGGCAAGGATAAGAGCATTAGCTCCAGCTACAAGACTTGAACAAGCTGGAATGTTGGAAGAAGTAGCAGGTACAAAAATTAATATTGAAGGCAGTAAAGAACAAAGGTTGGCAACTCAGGCTGTATTAAATGTCTTTAATAGAGTTGCAGGATTTGATGGGCCAGTTACCAATATCCTTACAGATTTAGCTTCACAAGTTAAAGGGAATAATGCTGCATCGCTAGTCAAAAGGAGACTTTCTGATATTGAGGAAGCAATTATGCAGGAAGGTTCTATTGAGACAAAAGTTCCTGAAAGTATATTTAATCAGTCAGTAGTTAAACAAGTAACTGATTTGTCTAGAAAGACAGAACAAGTAGCAAGAGCAGAAGTGACGAGAGAATTACCAGACGAGGAGATAAATCCTAAAACTGTTATTAAAGATCAGGCTGCATTTGATAAAACATTTCCAACAGAAGTTAAGAATAAAGCTGTTAATCAACTTGCAAAGAAAGGTCAGATCACTTCAGATTTAAGAAAAATTGAAGATACACCACCTCCTACAAAGGTTACAAAGGCTAACGTTCCACCTGCATTAGTCGAGGAAATAAAGAAGAGTATTGATCCTGAAGATCCTTGGTTCAGTATTGAAGCCAAAGATCAAACACTTGAAGTTACAGCAGAAGAAGTTCCTATACCTGAGATTCAGAAATTATTAACTGAACGTCCAAATGAAATTCCTGTAGAGGATCTTGCTCCAGCAGTTACAGCATTAGCAACTGTAGATCCCAAGACTCCACTTGATTTATTTATTAGATCTGCACCTGATAGTAAACAAGCTTCAATTGCTTTTAATCGACTAATAGATTCCTTTGAAAAATTTGCTGATGGATTTGAGGAGAGGACTCCAGGTTTAGGACCAATTAATAATGTTGGTGATTTTATTAATCTTTTAAATATAGGCAGAGTTGCAATAGAAGAAGGCACACAAAAAGCCTTAAGAGATATAAAAACAGCAGATAGATTTGGAAGGTTAGCTGCACCTTATGTTAAGAAAGCAGGTAAGGCTTTCCTTCAGAAAGCTATTGCAGATATTGAACGAGTTCAGATATATACAAAGGCTCTGCAACTTGAGATATCTGGAAAGATTGAAGAAGCTGGGAAGAGCTTAATGGCAGCAGGGGAAGAGGCAGATAAGCAATTAGCTGATATGGATAACTGGGAGAATCCAAAATGGTTCAACAAAATGTTTGAAGCTGCTGGATTAAAAGAAGAGGCTGAAAGAGTATTCCCTACAAAACGACCTACATTCGCTGATAGTTCTCAAGGTAAGAATTGGGCTGGTAAGTCTGCTCCCAAGTATGCTGGTATGTATATTGATTGGGAATCAGATGTTGATAAGGCTATCTATATAGTTACTACTGCTAAAGCTAATAAGAAGAATAGTAAAGCACATGACAAATTCTGGACTTGGCTAACAGAAGAATTAGGGATACCAGAAGATGAGATTGTTGAGACTGGTATTCTTATTAGAAATGAATTAAAGGAGAACTATGAGGATGGTTCTACTTGGCGAGTTGAGGATACACTTGCTTGGCAGTTTGGAGGCAACACAGATTTGATGACATTTGATATTGAAGATGCACGTTTAAAGAAAATACTTGACGAACAAAATATTGAGTTACTTAAAAAGTATTTAGATATAAATGATCCTAAAGCTGTTGACCTGGTTAAAGAAGCAAAGCAAAAATACACTGATTATGCAGAGTTATTTCCAACAGAAGGATATGGAGATGATACTCTTGGTGCTCGATTCAGAGGTCCACTTTCTGAAGCAGCAGAACAGGAAGCATTAATTAGACAAGCTAGAAGAATATTTCCAGCAGGTAAGATTGAATTCCCCTTTGAAATTAAAGAAACAGTTTCAGAAAGAACGGCAAAAGTTCATCCTAAATTGAAAGATAGAGTCGGGCAAACCTTTAGGGCGGCAGGTGCTTATTATGCTGATCCAAGAGGAGCAGCTCACGATCTTATTCGTGTAGCTCAAGCTTATGGTGGTGTTCGTGCAAGTTTTAGTCAGAAATTTTGGACAGTAACACATGAAGCAGTTCATGGTGTGCTTAGAAGATTTATGACTAGAGAACATGCTGAGTTACTTCTTACTGGCGAAAGTCATCTACGTGAAATAGCAGCAAGTGTTGCTCCACATAAAGCTATAGAGATATTGAATGGTAGTGAAGGCTTTGGTGAAGTTATTTCCTATGCATCAATGGGATGGCATAAGGTTAAGAACCAGTATTTAACAGTTGGCAAGCCTGATCCAACATGGGCGCAACCTCTACAGAAGTTAGAGCAGATTGTAAATACAGTTAAGTCATGGCTTGGTAAAAAAGGATATACAAGATGGGATGAATTATTTGAGGATATTGTTGAAGGTGAATATGTTAAAGATAGAAAGATTGCTGCAAGAGATTCTCTTAAGATTGGTGATACAATGTATTACTTTGGTGCTTTCAATAAGAGTGTTCAAGATATAGATTTCCAGCCAGCATTTAGAGCACCTGATCCAGAAGATTTCAATGCAAGAATGGAAGGATATAAAGCTCAAATGAAAGCAGGTGATGTCACATTATTAGAGTTAATGATGTCAGATACAAGAAGAACTATCAGCAGAGGAAGAGATGCTAAAGGTAACTATGACTCGAAGATTCCAGGTAAAACTTTATACTTATCTCTAAGTGAAGAAGGATTTATTTTATCTAGCAGAGTGGTTGAAGATCAAATTAAAGAGTTAATTAGTGACACCCGAGCTGGAAGAACAGGCATTCAAGATGTAAGTGAAGCTAAAATCTTACATGCAGCTAAGGAGTTGGCATTAGGAAATGAAATGAGTACAGAGAAAGTAATCAATTTATGGGAGAAAGCAAGGGGTGGAGATATTACTGCTGAAGATGATCTTATTACGAGCACGGCTATTGGAGTTCTTAGAGATCAAAATCAATTAGCCATTAAAGAATTATCAGTTACCTTCAAAGGAATTGCTGATGGTGAGATTGGTATTGAACAGAAAGGAATTCTTGCAAGTAAGTTAACTGCTTTATGGCAGAACCAATTAGTTCTTAATCAGGTATGGGAACAGATAACAAGGAAGTGGGGACAAGCTGGACGAATGATGCAGATAAAAGTAGATACATCACATCTAACTTTGCAAGGTAATACACCATTAAAAAGTTATCAGGTAAGTGAAGAGTTGGTAGAGAAAGCTATGACTGAAGGACTTGATCTAGAAAATGGTCAGCTAGGTGATGGTGTTTACTTCACAACTAATAATGATCCAAATGGTATAGCAGTTATTGATGGGAGTCTTCCTAGTAGCGTAGTCATCCTTGATCTTGTTAGAGAAGGTAAAACTCTTTCTGGTTTCTTAGAAGAGATAGGTCTTGATCCAGTTATTAAGGATGGAATCTTAAGTACTGACCAAAAACTAGGTATACAAAACTATGCTTTGGAAAAAGGATATGACGGAGTTAGATTCCCGACTGATCTAAAGACTGAATCAGTTGGAGATCGAGTTGTTATCTATGATCGCAATGATGCGAATAGAGTTATTAATTCTCAGGCAGCACAACCTCCAGCTATGGATGTTGATGCAGGTAACGATGCCTTACGTCCATTTATAGAAAGAGCTATTAGAGATGCTGGACAGATATTAGAGAAGAAGTTACCACCAGATGTACTTAGATCAATTGAAAGTGGAGAGCTTACTGTTGAGGCAGAAAAGGTTATTGATGAGTTAGCAGAAGTTGCATACACAATGAATACATTACCGAAGAAAGATTCTACTTTCTACATTAAAGATGTTAGTGATCTAATCGCTGAGATCCCTGATGGCATGGGCTTCCAGAGAACTATTGCAGACATTAGACGTAACGCATTATTCTTAAGGATCAGCACATGGGGCAAGGTTGCTTTGGCTGGTACTAGCAGATTACTTGCTATGCCAATTGCTAGATACATAGGTAATGGAAAAATATATCAGAAAGCAATGGGAGAAGGTAATAACTTTGAAGCAGCATCAGCAAAGATAAGACAGCAGATTGATAAGAACTTATGGAGACAGATGTTCTATGAAATTCCTAATGCTTGGAGATTGGCAGGATTTGCTTGGAAGACAGGAGAGGCTTTAGTTAATCCTGGTAGACAACATTACCAAGATGCAAGAGTAAAACAATTTGAAGCTCAAGATAAAGCTGGTAATTTACTAACAGAATCAGAGTTTGAATCTGCTGGTACAGATAGAGCTTTAGTCAAAAGAGAGTCGCCTACTGCCAACTGGTTTGATAAACCAACTGCTAATCCAATTGCTTTAGCTATTCGTTATATGAATAAATTTGCACCTACTAGATTTTTATATCAAACAGGTGCACGTAAAGGATTATCTGCTGTAGATACATTCATTAGTGGAATCGGTGGTCCTGCCTTTGAACATGCTCGACTATTGGAATTAGAACTACATAATATGAGAGTAAAAGGAATAATACTAGATCAGAAAAACTTTAACTTAGCTATAGAGAAAGTAGAGGAACAAATGAAATCTAAATGGGTTGATATGATTATCAATGGTGAACTAATAGAGAATGCTTATTTAGATAGTAAGTATGCACAGAATGGGATGAATTATGTAAACATGACAGATGAAATTAAGGTTGATCCAGAACAAAGAACATGGCGTTATGGAATCAAAAGAGCAGAGGAACAAGGTATCGTTGATGCTGCGGAGAAGGTTAAGTTCGCAGAAGAATTTGTAAAAACAAAAGTTGATGAAGAAAATTTCTATACAGGCTTTGCTAATAAAGAAGTTAACGCTGCATTCCATACTGCAAGAAAAGCCATACCTCATCTATCACAAAAGATCAAAGAAACTGAACAGGCATTCCCTATAACAGGTGCAGTTATTCCTACTAATAGAACTCAAATAAATCTATTCAAGGCAACTGTTCGTTATGTGGGATTAGGTGAACATATTATTGATAGTGCATGGAGAGATATAAACCATGAGGATGCAAACATTAGAGCCAATGCACTAGGAGAACATGCGATTGGTCAATTCGTTCTTACTTCAGGACTCTTAGTAGCAATAGGTGGGATGATGGAATTTAGTGGACCTGAACCTACTGAGTGGAGAGAAAGAGAGAAATGGAAGCAGATAGGAAAGCAAGCAAATAGTGTCAGGCTTAAGTTCCCTTGGGGTGGTGCTGGTCCTTGGGTAAATGTAGGTGCTTTTGATGCTGCATCTCCTATCCTTGCAATCATTGGTAGTTACATGAGAGAACTAGATAGAATCCCACATAGTGAAAGGAATGATGGTAATGACAACTTGACTGCCATCATGGGGATACATGTAGCAGCTATGAGAAATGCAATCTTTAAGGCAGGAACAACTCCATTCAGCGATGCAACGATGAAACCAATAGCTGATTTGTTTGAGCTATTCGAAGATATAACTGATGCTAGAGATCACCGTCATGTTCGAGGAAAGTCTAGTGCTGCTGGTGTATATCTAGAAAGATTATTAAGTGGAATGATAGTTCCAGGTGTTGTTCAAGATCTTACTTATTCGGTAGACCAGACGGTAAGAAGAATAGAAGAGAGTGAAGCTTGGGGACCAGTGGCTACATTGATAAATACTATGAACAGAATTGGGTCAAAGCTTCCTTATTTCTCTCGTAACTATCCTGCTGTCTTACATCAAATAACAGGTGAACCTATTGTGCTGGATGGACATCTTGGTTCAGGTTTAAGTCAATACCTATGGGATCCATTCAAGATGGTTAACGGTGTATTTAATCCATTAGGCGCACTTAAAGTTAGGAATCAATCTACAGATATAGTCGATGAAGAGTTTGCACGATTAACGGGTAAGAATTCATCAATGGTTATATGGGATAGAAGAATGCTTGGTTTATCTAATTACATTCTCTCTACTAAACAATTGAATCAGTTGATTACTATTGGAACTAAAGAGATAACAAATAGCGATGGTCTTACATTGCATGAAGAATTATCTAGAATCATTAGAGAGTCTCCAGTTTATGCAAGGAAAAAAGACATGGGTAATATTGTTGTCCCCGGAGACAAGAGAGATTTACAACGACCAAACATTCATGGTCCCGGAGAGAAGGTTAACTATCTAATGGAAACGATCAATCTATATAAGAAGCTAGCAATCGAAGAATTCTTCAGGAGGAATCCTGAGTTGCAAGAGATGAAGGATGAACAAGATCAGTTTAACCATGAAAGAAATGCAACAACTGATAACCTAGGACCACAGAGTAACCTTGAAGCATGGAGGGCACTCATCGCTTAACCTATGGCCTACGCATACACTATCTACTCAGCAGGGAGTAGCCAAACTGACTACACAATCTCTTGGCCTTATATCAAGGAAGAGCATGTAAAGGTCTATGTAAATTTTGTTGATACATCATTTACCTTTCACAATGCAACTACGGCAAGATTAGCTAGCGCACCTGCTTCTGGTACTCGTGTTGAAGTTAGAAGAGTTACTCCTCCTTCTGCTGTGCTTGTTGACTATGCAGATGGTTCGACTCTTACAGCTAGTGACTTAGATACAAGTAATCTTCAGCATTTATATATTGCACAAGAACTAGATGACAACCTAAAGAAAGGTGTCTCTATTAGTACAAGTACAGGTCTTCCAACACTAGGGAGTAAAAAATTAACTGAGGTTGCTGATCCAACAGCAGCACAGGATGCAGCTACAAAGAATTATGTAGATACAACAGCTCAACCAGTAGACGCAGAACTAACAGAACTCGCAACAATGAGTTCAGGGACAGCTTCTTCTCTTGCTGATCTAACTAATACAGAAGTCCAGATCTTAGATGGAGCAACAGTTACTACTGATGAATTAAATAAATTAGATGGAGTAACTGCTACGACAGCAGAGATTAACTATGTCGATGGTGTTACTTCTAATGTTCAGACTCAGCTAGATGCAAAGCAGCCATTAGATGCAGAGCTAACAGAACTAGCAACTATGAGTTCTGATACAGCCGCTGCATTGGCTGATCTAACTCAAGCTGAAGTACAACTTGTTGATGGAGCAACTCTTACTACTACTGAACTGAACTATGTAGATGGAGTTACTTCTGCTATTCAGACACAGATAGATGGGAAGCAACCACTAGATGCAGACCTGACTTCTCTCTCTAGTTGCCAGTCAGGTGCAGCAGTCAACCTTGCACTGCTTACGTCAGGTGAGGTCGCTGTTCTTGATGGTGCGACTCTCTCAACTAATGAGCTGAACACCTTAACTGGAATCACTTCAACAACAGCAGAACTAAATAAGTTAGATGGGGTTACTTCTACTACTGCAAACTTAAATGTAGTGAGTGGCATGACCAAAGCCACCACTCTTACAAGCAATAGCGACACAGAATTTCCAACTTCAAAAGCAGTAAATGATCGAATTTTAACTGTAACGAATGCCTTGGGAGGGTTCGTTGCAATTGCAAATGAGACTTCTTTCCCTGCTACTAACCCAGATCCAAGTGATGGAGCTGGAACAGTTGTATCTATATCAGATGCAGGAGGTGTAGTTGTTAATGGTAGTGGAGTTGCAAGTATTACTAATGGAGCTGGTACTGGTAACACCGTAACGATCAATGGATTTCCTTCTGCTTTACAAAGCAAGACACTCGCATCAGGTATAGGGCTTCAAGTTCAAACAACGACAACACTTCATACTTATACCTATCACAAAGTTCTTGCAAAAGAAGCAGATGTAGAGCAGTTATCAAGTGATATTGATGACTTTAAAGCAAGATACAGAGTTGTAGATAGTCTTCCAAACTCTGATAACGATGAAGGGGATTTGGTATATAACAGATCGACAGACAAGATGATGGTATATGACTCAACTACGAGTCAGTTTAAAGAAGTTCAATCAATCGGTAGCTTTAACTTTAATACTCTTAGTTCTTATAACGGAACAGGTGGTAATAGTGCATCATTCAATGGAAGTGCATATAGGTTTGTATTAAGTAATCCACCTTCTTTTGCTCAACAATTAATCTGTTCTGTTAATGGTGTTGTTCAGAAACCTAATGAAGGCACGAGCCAACCATCAGAAGGATTTGCAATAGATGGAAGTTCGATCATCTTCAGTGACGCACCAGCATCTAATGCTCCTTTCTTTATTATTACGCTAGGATCAACAGTGAATGTTGGCTCTGTATCTGACGGAGCAATTACTGAAGCAAAGCTAAGTGTTGGCAACTCGCCGACCAATGGGAAATTCCTTCAAGCTCAATCAGGACAGACAGGCGGTTTATTTTGGGCTGATGTTTCCTCGACTCCAGAAGGTACAGCAATATTATCTACAGGAGAATCTGGTACAACTAAATTCCTTAGAGTAGATGGAGACGGAACTTGTTCTTGGCAAGTCCCTCCAGATACTGTTTATACACACCCTAATCACTCTGGAGAAGTAACATCTACAGGTGACGGTGCTACAGTTATTGCAGATGATATAGTTGACGAAGCAAATCTTAAAGTAGATAATTCACCAACTAATGATCATGTTTTAACAGCCAAGTCAAGTGCAGCAGGTGGCCTTACATGGGCTGCTGTTGCTGCTGGAAAAATTAATGCATATCAAATAACCAAACTTGAAACAGATGGTTATGTAAGTAACCCTGGTTATACACAAACAGAAATACCACAAACAGAAGTAAGTTATACCCCTACAACAGCAGCAAGTTTTCTAGTAGTTAGATGTCATACTGCTATAGATTGTAAACCGCATAATATGGATAATGGTGGTGAAGAATTTTATCCAAGAGCGGGGATGGTTATGAAAGAAATAAATGGATCGGCTACAACTTTTTCCAGTAATACATTACAAAGATTAAATCTATACTCTCATGGAGAACATCGACCATCAGATACAGAGGGTGTAAGGAGTAGTAAACCCTGTAGTTTTGTTGGCAGGATTTCTGTCAATGGTGAAAGCTGGTCATCAGGTGCAATAAAATTCTGTGTCACAATAGAATCGGGTTGGAACTATCCACTATATGTTCAAGTTAATGATTGGAGTAGTACTGTATGGGAAATTACGGAGTACACAGAATAAATGACTAAATCAGCAGCCGAAGCTATCACCAAAGCAGATGCGATTATGTCGCTAAAACCTCATGCTAAATGGAGCATGAGTGGCGATGTCGTAACGTGGTTAGATAGCTCTCAGACAGAACCCACGGCATCAGAAATAGATGCTGAACTTACAAGGTTAAGAACTGAATATACAAATAAGGAATATCAAAGGAAAAGAAGGATTGCCTATCCAGATATCGGAGATCAATTAGACGACCTATATAAAAAGGGAGCTTTCTCTGATGATATGGCAGCTAAAATACAGAAAGTTAAAGATGATAATCCCAAGGAGTAAACTATGGCATTAACACAAGTCAATACTGACGGCGTTAAAGATGATGCCGTCACTCTTGCTAAACAAGCAGCAGGAACAGATGGACAGATCATTACTTATGACGCATCAGGTAATCCAGTTGCGGTAGGGCCGGGTACTGATGGACAGGTTCTGACTTCTACTGGCGCAGGCTCTCCTCCAGTTTTTGAGGATGCAGTGGCAGAAGGGACTCAGCTTAAATCCACTGGTGAGTCTGGTGGTACTAAGTTCCTAAGAGAAGATGGAGACGGAACGTGCTCTTGGCAAACCATTACCATTCCTAAGCTTGACGCTCCCGTTGTTACTGGCACAACCAACGTGGCAGGTAACGAAGCTGTTACTCATACAATTACTAACTGGTCGGATGATGTTGCTTATACAATTTCAACGACTAATTGCACTGCTGGATCAGTTAATGCAAGTGGCGAATTTACTGTCACAGCAGCGGCAAGCGGCGTTCCTTCTTATACTATTAAGTCAAGCACGACTTCATTAGGCTTAGATGATTCTGCTTTAACAACTAAGAACTTTACTTTAAAGTTAAACGCTCCAACTATAAATAGCCCTGCAGATACAAACACTGCTACTAATGTTGCATACACAATTACATCTAACGATACTAACGATACAAAATTAGTTCTTGATATCCAGTCTTCTAATTTTAATTATGTCAGTACTTCTCATGGATCAGGTTCTAAAGTTGGAAATACTGTTGAAGTAACAGGCTTTGGAACAAATAATCCTGTAGTAACTGTCTTAATAACAACGGCTGCTACTTATAACGTTAGGGCTAGATCTGAGACAACAGATAATAGCATTCCTGCTTCTAGCTGGTCAGCTACAGACGAGATTGTTATATCTGTTCCCGTCTTCTCTGCAACTGGTGGAACGGTTACAACCTCTGGCGGAAACACTATTCATACCTTTAGCTCTGATGGCAACTTTGTTGTAAGTGGAGCAGCGGGAACCATTGATTATTTAATCATTGGAGGAGGTGGTGGTGGATGCCAAGGCGGTGGTGGTGCTGGTGGTGTCATATACCAAACAAATCAATCTATTGCTATTGGAACTTATGCTGTTGTCGTAGGAGCTGGTGGAGGTGGAGATAATAGTCCAAGCGCAGGTAAAGGTGGAGACGGAGGCGATTCCTCATTTAATTCTCAAACTGCAATAGGCGGTGGAGGAGGAGGCAGCGGCGGTACTAACGGTGGAGACGGAGGCTCCGGCGGAGGAAATGCCCGTGATGGCGGAGGAAATAATGGAAGCGGAACGTCAGGCCAAGGAAATGATGGTGGACATACGACTGACGGTTCTTGGCGTGGTGGTGGTGGAGGCGGAGGAGCCGGAGGAGCTGGTCAACCGGGAGATGGAAACGGAACTCAAGGAGGTGAACAAGGCGGAAACGGAGGAGCTGGTGCGACTTACTCAATTTCAGGCTCCTCGGTTTGTTATGCCGGAGGCGGTGGTGGCGGTACTCAAGGTACTGGAGGATATGGATCAGCTACTTGCGGTGGAGGCCGTGGATATTATCCGGGCGGAGGTACTGGCGGTGGTGAAGGCGGTGCGATGGAAGGTACGGATGGTACTGGTGGAGGAGGTGGAGGCACTCATGGCAGTGAGAACTTTGCTGGCGACGGTGGGGATGGGGTAGTTATTATTAGTTACACAACTCCTTAATTATGGCTAGTTACTACAAGGTTGTTAAAGGAAAAGTTGTAGCCAGCATGGTTGCAGATTCCGATTACCTTAATAATGAATTTCTCGATACCACTCCCGGCACATGGTTAACCAGCCCAAGGAATGGAACAGAAGCCTTTATTGATGGTACTTACGACATAGACAAAGATAAATTTATAGATCCTCAACCATTTGCAAGTTGGACTCTTAATTCAAGTGATATATGGGAAGCTCCGAAGTCTCGTCCGGGAGGCAATTATGTATGGGACGAGTCGAAAGAGGACTGGATTCTGCCTGCTGATTATCCTGATGCATAATACATGCAGCATTTAAATTTATTTTATGCGTAAAATCATTGATGGAATTGCAATTGTTTCAGGCGTTGGTGTTCTAGCAATTGTTGGTGGCGGGGCGTATGGGTACTTCTGGTTCCAAGGGAATAAGGATGCCTTAATGGATAAAGCAATTCAACAAGTAACTAAGTCGATTAAACTACCTAAGTTATCTAGTCCAGCACTACCAACAGCAGCCCCACCAAAGCTTGCGCTTCCTCGTTTCTAGAAGATAGAAGAGTTAGCAATCTTACGTTCAACCATCTTTCTGTATGCAGGATCAGTTGCATATAGAGGATCTTGTATTGCTCTAGTTAATTGATCTTGTGATTCGAATCTTTCAGTAGGAGCAGAAGGTGTCTTGCCTCCTATCAACTGAGGTTCAGTACCTGTAGCTTTAACATACTTACTATGTAATCCTTCAACTGCTAGCTTTACGACTTCAATGTTTGGATTGTTAATACCAACAGTAAAGGCTTGCTTCTCTGCATCAGATAAAGTTTGACCAGCCCACTCCATCATGTTTGCATAGCCAGTATCTCCACCATATTGTTCTTTGATGTCATAGATCTGTTGTTCTGTTACTGCACTCTTTTGTTGAATGCCAGCAAGATAGGACTCAACAACATCCTTAGTGAATCCTGCTTTATCTAATTCTTCAAAGTGTTTATCACTTAAGGTTCCTTCCTTTTGGAAGTACTCATTCATCTCAACGTATTCAATACCTGCCTCTTCAAAGCGTTGACCTATGTAATCACCATAGATTTCCTTAGCTGATTGAGGTTGATCTTCAGTTGATTCTTGTTGAGGAGTTTCTTCTTTGCCACTTAACTTCTGCTGTAATTCCTCGTAAGCTTTCTCCAGTGCTTCAGTTGAATCAAACTTACCAGCTAGTTTTCTTTCTTCTTGTGGTTGTTCAGTAGAAAGATCAGCAGGACTATCCTTTAGTTCTGTCTTATCTAACTGTTCTAATTGTTCTTTGTTCTCAGGAGATAGTGCTTCGACTTGATCTTCTTTGATAGTAATAGCTTCAGGCATGATAAAAAAAGGTTAGGTCTGTGTAAGTGGTGGGTTTAAGAGATAGTAATCTCCCCTGTCTCGGTATCTTTACCAAGTTTAGGTTGATCTGATTTCTTCTTACCAGTCTTTTGAATAGTAACTTCTTTAGGGATAGTGATTTCTTTTACGCCACTAGGCTGGGGGGGCTTCTCCGCCACCTGTGTTTCCACTGGGGAGTCCGTCACCTGCTGCGAATCCGTCTGGGAGGACGTTGGGCTGACTGCCTTCTTGGGAGGGGTCAACTCCTGCTGCGTATTGGGGGCCATAGGGTGCTCCTTCTGCTGTATAGTTTTTAACCGCTTGAGCAGCGGCTGGTGACTGCATTAAAGCAGTCATTTGTTCTTGTTGTTGTTGTTGCTGCTGTTCTTTCAAAGCAGCTTGAGCTTCTTGTTGTAGTTGCTCAGATGTTTTAACTAAGTTAGTCGTATCTATTGAAGCACTAGCAGCTAGTCTTCGCAGTGCCTCATCCATATTTATATACTTCATCATTATCTCTGGACCTAATGCTTGTTGTGCCGTAGTTATAAAGTCAACAAGTTTATTTCTATCATCACCTCTACCTATAGCTTCAAGTCCTGTAACAGGTTTAGGATTAACCATTGCTTCTCCAGTTTTCTCACTCATAGGCATGGTTGGAATCTTTCTTTGCTTCTGCAAGATATACATTAACCTTCTAACTAGAGGTAGTTGTAGTTCCTGAGTCAGGATGGAATACAAACCACCGATTGAAGTCTCAAGTTCTTGCGCCATATATCTAATTTCTTCTGCTGTTACTCTTTCACCTGCCCTTTGTACTGCCGTATTTAAAAGAAAAGCAAATGATAAACGTGATTCAATTCGATCAATAGTATTAGAAGCTAGTTGCAAGTCATTTAATTTCCCTTGACTTTGTAGAACTGTGACATCATTAGCTGATCCTTGAACTATCGCACCATTTGCAGCATTACTAAGAGTGCGTGGTCGTGTAGTTCCATTGGGATTAACCATGAACAAGACCTTGCTCATAGCTGCGCTAGCTTCAAGTACACTTTGATAAAGAGATTCAAGTGCTGTTAAATCTCCATACCACTGTTCTATATATGAGCGTCCGTATTCTTCTGTATCAATTCGCTCCCATCTCAATGCGATAAAAGGAGAACATTCTTCAGGACACATACCTGATGTGCCTTTGATTTGTTTACCTTTTACCTCTTGATACCAATAACATTTACCCTTCTCATAATGTACACATGTATGTATCTTTACTGATTTTTTACTTGGACCTATTGATTCCTCGGTTGTTACATCATCAGGTAAGAATCCTTCAGGTAATGCTTCAGGATATACTTCTTCTTCAATAACAATCTCAGTAATAGATCCCATTGGATCACGTACTACACAGTATCTATCAAGATGTATAACTCTTATGCCTTCTGGGTTTACATAGAGAAGAACATTACCTGCAACTATCAACTGTTTGAATGCTTCGTGCATTGAAGCACGTGCACTCATAGTCTCAAGCATTGTCATTACAGCTAGCTCTACCTTTACCAAGGCAGTGTCTAGTTCTGTCTTCATCTTTGGATCTACATCCTCACCATGTAAGAGAAGGGTATCTATCTCTAGTTTGAAGAAAGGTGAGTTGGGAGGGAAAAGACTAAGCTCTAATTTTGTACTGAGATTACCTAGACCACGTGCACCTACTGACTGGTATGGAGTCTTTAATCTGCCATGATCTCCAAGGTGAGTCTCAGGTACAAGAGAAGGGATAGTTACTTTGCTGCAATCTCTAGCCCTTTGAAGATAAGGATCTCTAGTTGTGCAAAGTTGTTGATATCTAGCAGCGGCAGTACCACTACCTTTCTCTTCAACATATTTTTTTTCTACTGCATCAACATCAGTAGTTAGTGTTAATTCCATTTATGGGATGTTGAGGCCACTACCTGATTCTAAGTCTGTTCTAAATTGTTTCCTGCCATATCCTTTTCTTCTTGCAAGAGGACTGGTAGGTGCTGCTGCCCCTGGACCTGATGTAATTTCTAGTGCTGACGCTGCTGATGCTGCTACTGGACTAGGTGCTGGTGCTGGTGGTGCTTCGGCTATAGCTTTCTGTTCTGCATATCTTGCTTCTTGTTCACGCTTCTGTTCTTCATATTGACGCTTCTGTTCAGCCATTTGTTCACGCTGAAGCGCAAGCATCTCGGAGTTATCACTTGATCCGCCACCGCCTCCACGGCCACCTCCTCCACACATAACTAAATACCCTGATTGTTTTGATCAGCATAGACGGACATGAGCATCCGTACTACACTGCGTGCTCCTCCATAATGCCAGATATCTCTATCTTTTGCTTCTAATTCAGGACATTTCTCTGGATATATTTCATCTAACTTCTTAATTAAAGCCTCCTCAATAGGAGGCCAGAGATCTTCTTCATTCATAAATTGGTTCCCATAATTTAACTTCACCTGTCATGTGATCGTACTCCCCATCACGCAAGATGCGTGTTAATTGGGCAGTCATAACAGCATCAGCATAAGTCCTCCCCTTCTTTTTGTACTCTTCTACTACCTTGTTCCACATATCTTTAGGTGATTCCAAATCTCCTAATAATTTCTCAGCAGTCTTAGGTCCAACACCTGTTAGTCCCTTAATATTATCAGTTGCATCACCTTGTAATACTTGTAACATCCAGTTTCTATCTGCTTTCTTTCTTGTTATTAATTCAAGATCATCTTTAGCTAATAAGGTACACGGTACACCTCGCATATCTTTATCAACAGAAACAATTATTGGATTATCATATTGTCCACCTGTAGCAAGTAACGACATAACATCATCACCTTCTAAGTTGGGGAAACTAATGGAGTGATAGTACTCAGCAACCTTCTCTATTACTTCTGGTAATCCTAAAGGTTTACGCTTGCCTATCCTATTTGTTTTGTACTCTTGAGATACTCCATGTCTGAAGGTGGGATACTGACTGAAGCACATGATTACTTTGCCTGAGTCTTCAGCTATACCTTGATACTGTTCAACCCTGTATTGAATCAGTTCGTGTACTTCCTTCTCATCTAAGATGAGAGTGTGTCGATCATCATCCCATCTATAGTCATGCTCACATGCACAACAGGATGAATAGATAAGCCAGTCGGCATCAATTAATAAAGTCATGGTGGGTTAATTAAATAGTGGAGTGGATAGGCGGCCTGTTTGTTCTGAGTACAGAAGCTTGTCGGCCTCACCTGTTGAACCGCAATGTCGGTTCTTTAATACAGCAAGTTGCAGTTCACTACGTTCAGCGGCATCACCTTGCTGGTTTCTTGAAGCACTGATACATCCATCGCATAATTGAGCTAGTGAATGTGATCCCCTCAAATGGCTAAGCGAGACCTTGGTTCCCTCTTCATGGCCTCTACCCTCTGGTCTCTTCAGGTGGCTAACCAGGAAAAGCGTAATGCCCGTAGCCTCAACCATTTGTCTGAGCTTAGTGACAGTGATATCAAGACTCCTTCTCTCGTCAACGTTGTCGAGTCCACTGACAACGATAGTGATGTGGTCAACAAAGACAACATCTACTCCTTCTACTTTCGCAAGGTACTGAATCTGTTGGCACAACGTATCAGGATCCATTGAACCAAAGTGATCGTATAAATGTAGTCGGTGTGTAGAACACAGACGATCAAAGGATTCTCTTAGTTCCTCCTCATCTACTAAGGATTGATCAAGGTGAATAGGCTTGGATAGATCTACTGCAATGATCCCTTGTAATGAGCGTTGGATGCTTTCTTCTAGTGCTATGTATCCAACCTTCAGTCCTCTAGTTAGAAAGTGATGAGCTAATTCCCTGCACATACTGGACTTACCAGTACCACTACCTGCTGTAATCAGGTTCATCTCTGAACGTCTGATCCCCCGCATCATGTGGTTTAGTTTTGGCCATGGATAGGTACAGATAGAATCAGCACCCTTCTTGATTACTTCATCCCAACAGTCAGCACTATCCCTTATTCCTTCTGGTTTAACGGGGATAGCTTTCCAAAGTAGATCTCTAAGTTCGTCTCCTTTTCCTGCAAGGAGCATTTCATTTGCGTCTTTGAATTCTCGCAGTCGTGCAATAGCGACAGGTACTCCAGCCAAAACTTCTGTTGCTTTGATGGCAGCATCATCACCTGCTTTATCGTTGTCGAAACAAAGGACTGTTCGTAAGTGGGGACTGAGCCAAAGCTCATTCATAACTAAATATTTGCTAGCACTTTGCGCTCCACTCGGCAATGAAACTACAGGAAACTTATTGCCTTGTACTTGTGAGATACTCATCGCATCTATCTCTCCTTCTGCTACCACTGCAAAGACTTGACCTTGATTAGTCTGTCTCCATAAGTGTTGTCCCCATAGCTGGATCTTAGACATGTCTCCCAACCATATGAACTTCTTATCTTTGAACCTGAGATGCTGGGCTACATCCTTACCAGTGTGATCTTGATACGTTGCAACTTGAACAGGTTGACCATTGTAATCAGCCAGTCCATATCTATATAGTTCGCATGTCTCTTTAGTGATTCCTCTTTTAGGTAAGGCTTTATAAACTATCCGATCTTTAGGGATCAGTGGTTTAACTGCCTTCTCTTTCTTGAAGGGATTCATAACAGGTTTCTTAGGTGTGAAGGGTTTGCTTTCTTTCTTGTTGGG